GGCAGAGGAGTCCGGCCAGATACGGAAGTCGCTCGCGCCGTTCATCAACAAGCGGCTCCGTGAGCGCAAGGTCAACGTCTACCGCAAACAATACCCCTCGGTGAAAGACAAGCCGACCCGGGCGCAGTCCTTCCGGGCGCGCATGGCGATGAAGCGGGTCTACTTCCCGAAGACTGCGCCGTGGGTCAACGATCTCATCGGCGAGTTGTTGGCATTCCCGCACCGCGGCGTCGATGACCAGGTGGACGTCTGCTCGCTGCTCGGCCGGATGCTGAACCGCATGGTGAAGGGCAAGGACCTTCCGCCGCCGCCTGAGGACATCAAGGGCATAGAAGCCCTGACGCTGGACCGGCTGTTCAAGGACGCCGCGCCCACCCAGGATCATCGGAGAGTGTGATGATGGATCGCAGTAAATGGAAGCGGCTGCTGCGGCTGGCCGAGCGTGTTGGCGCGCGCCGCGTCCTCGACACGCGCCTGGAACTGGCTGAGGCGCGCGCCTGATGGCCGATACCGTCGAGACCACAGAGGACTACGGCTCCGACGGGGCGGCGAAGGTCCGGCGGTGGCTCGCCGAGATCGCGGCCTACGACAAGGCGTTCGATGGGTGGGGCAAGCGCGTCAAGGAGATCACGAAGCGCTACCGCGACGAGCGGGAATCGGTCGAGGGCGGCGGTGCGCGGTTCAACATCCTGTGGTCCAATATCCAGACTCTGAAGCCGGCGATGTACCAGCGTACGCCGAATCCGGATGTTGCACGGCGGAACAAGGATCGCGACGTCGTCAGCCTCGCCGCTTCTGAGATCCTTGAGCGCGCGCTGTCGTACAGCCTGGAGGCCTATGACTTCGACTATGCCGCGAAGCTGGCGCGGGATGATTACCTTCTCGCGGCTCGGGGACAGGCCTGGGTCCGCTACGTTCCGCACTTCGGCCCGGAGACGCGGGACAAGATATTCCTCCAGGAGCGGACGGAGGAGCCTACGGGATTCTCCGCGCTGGTCGGAGGGATGTCGCGCACCACGGTCTATGCCGACGACGAGGGCAACGAGGTCGAGCCGGCTGGATTCGAGAACGGCCAGGCGTACATGGAGGGGGAGCCGTACCAGCCCGTTACCTACGAGGAGGTGACCTGCGATTACATTGCATGGCGCGACTTCGGCCACACTCCGGCCCCGACCTGGGACAAGGTGCGGGCAGTGTGGAAGACCGAGCGTCTGACGCGGGCGCAATTGGTCGAGCGCTTCGATGATGGGATCGGCGACAAGGTCCGGTTGACCGAGAGTATCAGCGGCGTTTCCGAAGATGCCGCCAAGGTCTTCCAGGATGTCTTCAAGCGCGCCGTAGTGCACGAGATTTGGGATAGCCAAGAGCGCAAGGCGATCTGGATCTCTCCGGGATATACGGAGGGTCCGCTCGACGAGCAGGATGATCCGCTGGGGCTCGATCATTTTTTCCCCTGCCCCCGACCACTGTACGGCACGATGACGGGCGATACCCTGGTTCCGGTCCCGGACTACGCCGAGTACCAGGACCAGGCCTATCAGATCGACGAGATGACGAAGCGCATCTCGCTCCTGGTGAAGGCGCTGAAGTTGGCCGGTGTATACAACGGCGAGATGGGGAATCAGATTCAGGGGCTGGTCGAGGGTCGAGAGAACAAGCTCATCCCGGTCGATAATTGGGCGATGTTCGCCGAGGGCGGCGGTCTCAAGGGTCAGATGGACTTCCTGCCGGTGGCCGAGGTGGCCACTGTTCTGAGCTCCCTTGTCCAGGCCCGCGAGCAGATCAAGCGCGATCTCTACGAGGTCACCGGCATGTCGGACATTATCCGGGGGCAGTCCGATCCTCGGGAGACGATGGGCGCACAGCGGATCAAGGGCAACTTCGCCACTCTCAGGCTACAAGACAAGCAGAGCGAGATGCAGAGATTCCTCCGCGACGTGATCCGCATCAAGGCCGAGATCATTGCCGAGCATTTCAGCCCGGAGACGCTGGAGGTCATGACGGGGTGGTTGAATACGCCGACAGCGCGGGCATTGGACGAGCGCCATCAGCAGGCTCAGGCAGCAGCGATGCAGGGCCAGCAGATGCAGGGCCAGATGGCGCAATCCCCGCCGAGCGCCAATGATGTCTTCACACAAGCCGTGCAGTTGCTCCGGGACGAGCATCTGCGCTGCTTCAATATCGACATCGAGACGGATTCCACCGTCATAGAGGACATGCAACAGGAGAAGCAGGCCCGGACCGAATTCCTGGCCGCGATTTCCAGCTTCTTGTCTCAAGCGGTTCCCGCGGCCGGGCAGTATCCCGAGCTGGCGCGCCCACTGACGGAAAGCCTCATGTTCGGTATTCGCGGCTTCAAGGCTGGGCGGCAGCTTGAGGAGACCTGGGAGCAGGCGATCGAGGATATGGAGAAATCCCAGACCCAGCGCCAGGGGAACGACCAGCCCAGCCCTGAGGCGGTCAAGGCGCAGGCCGAGCAGGCGAAGGCCAAGGCTGACCTCGTGCAGGCGCAATTGAGTGCCCAGGAGGCGGAGCGCCAGGCCCAGGCCCAGGTAGCCGAAGATGCCCGCCAAGCCGAGATCAACGCGCGCGAGCATCAATATAAAATGGCCGAACTCGCCGCCAAGCATGAGGCAACGATGCGGGAACTGGCGTTGAGAGGCGCCATGCAGGGCGCGCAGAACGACGCGCAGATCGCGCGGCAGGCGCTGGATGAGGCCAACGATAAAGGGGCAGCGCAATGAGAGAGCCGCTGGTTTGGGACAGCCGCAAGGGGGTCTCCGGCATGCCGAAGTCCAAATACCTCGCGAAATATGGCGAGGAGCGCGCGCCCTGCTTCATGGTGGTGAGGGATATCGAGCCGTATCGCTCCGTGGTGACCGGCGAGCATATCACTGGCCGTCGGCAGCACCGAGAGCACCTGAAGGCGCATGGCCTCCAGGAGGTCGGAAACGAGACGATCAAGCCGACGGCGTCGAAGCCCCTCCCGCCGATACAGGAGGACATTAAGCAGTCCATCGCAGAGGTGCAGTCGGGCAACCGGCCGGCGAGGGCGGAGACATTCAATCCGGAGGAGTTCGAATGACCAAGCAACCAACGGAGATGGAGGCTGTCGCTATGTATGGCAGTGAGGAAAAGACTGAGATGGATGACATGAGGGCGCAAAGCGATTGCCGCGCGCTGCTGGAAGCCGAAGAGATCAAGAAGGACAAACCTCGCTACCGCCGCGCTCTGAAGGCGGCGCGCGAGAAGATGGCGGCCCTCAAGGAAGTGAGCAAGGAGGCATAACATGCCGAAAGGCAACGATGCGCCGACCATTGAGCAGCTGGACAATCTGCTCGCCGAGGAACCGCACGAGACCGTCGCGGAGATGTTGCGCGAGGAATGGGGCAGGGCCGACGAGGGCAGCGAGGCTTCCGAGCCCAGCGAGCCGACGCAGCCGACTGAGCCGGAGGTGGGGGCCGCGGGTGACGAGGGCGGCGATCCCGATGGCGGCAAGGTTGACGGAGAGGGTGACGGAGAGGGTGATCCCGAGAAGGCGGCTGAGAACGGCGAAAAGGGCGAAGGCGCGGAAGAGGATGCCATAGAGCCGCCGGCTGCGTGGACCGCCGAGGAGCATGCCACCTTCCGCAAGTTGGAGCCCGAAGCACAGAAGTGGGTTCTGAGCCGCGTCTCCAAGGCCGATGAGGGCCTGAGGGAGGCGCAAGAGACCGCGAAACGATACGAGGCCCTGGAATCCGTCATCGCGCCCTATCGAGACGCCTGGGCGCGCGATGGCATGACCGAGGACCAGGCGATTCGTCAGTTGACGGCGCTGTCCAATTACGCGGCCCAAAGCCCGACGGAGTTCGTGCAGTGGTTCGCGCAGCAACGGGGCGTCGATATTTCGGCCCTTGCGCGGGCAGCCGCCGGGGGGCAGCCGCAACCGGAGGTCGCCGAGGACTATCAGGACGACCCCGCATATCAAACTCTCATGCGGCGCATCGAAGATCAGAACCGCCAGATCGAGCAGCTTGGTGGCACGGTTCAGCAAGTCGCCGGGACCTTCGCCGAGCGCCAGCGCGAAGAACAGACGCGCTTTGATCATGAAGTCAATGCTAAAATCCAGGCATTCAGTGGAGAAACAGATGAAAGCGGAGGCTTGAAGCATCCGTATTTCGAGCAAGTCAAGCAGGAGATGGGCGTATATCTCTCCGAAGGACTTGCGACCACACTTGAAGACGCGTATACACGTGCGTGCCGTGCCAACCCCGACGTTTGGGCCAAGATCGAGCAGTCGCGCAAGGCGACGGAGGATCGGGAGCGGGCCAAGCAGAGCCGGGAGAAGGCAGTCGCAGCCAAGAAATCGGGTTCGAGCGTGACCGGGCAACCGGGCGCGCGGGCCGAACCTTCTTTCACTGGCGATCTTCATGAGGACCTGCGAGCCGAGTTCGCGAATCGCGGACTCGTCGGCTGACGCAGGGCGGTTCAACCCTCAGAGGAGGCTGCCGTCATGGCTACCCCCAACTCTGATTTCGACGACATCATCACCACCACTCTCCGTCGCCGGTCGAAGAAGCTCGCCGACAACGTCTCCGAAAACACGGCTCTATTGACCCGTCTGAAGGAGCGCGGCACCGCGCGTCCGTTCAACGGCGGCCGTACTATCGTCGAGGAGATCGCGTTCGCCGGCCCGGGTAACTTCCAGTGGTACTCCGGCTACGAGACCCTGGACGTCAGCCAGGACGACATGCTGACCGCCGCCGAGTACAGCGTGAAACAGGCTGCGGTGGCAATTTCCATGTCCGGCCTGGAGATGCTGCAAAACGCTGGGCCCGAACAGGTCATCGATCTGATGGCCGGGCGCATTCAGCAGGGCGAGCGCGAGATGATCAACAATATCTCGGCGGGCGTCTACTCCGACGGCACCGGCTCCAGTGGCAAGCAGATCGGCGGCCTTCAGCTGATCGTCGCCGACGACGGCACCTCCACGGTCGGTGGCATCGACTCGACCACATACACATGGTGGCAGAACCAGGTGTATGACTTCTCGGACGAGAGCGTCACTGCGGGCAGCGACACCATTCAGACGGCGATGAACACGCTGTATCTGAACTGCACGAGGAACCGCGACAAGCCGGACCTCATCGTCGCCGACAACACGTACTTCCGGCATTACTGGGAGTCGTTGCAGACAATCCAGCGGGTCACCAATGACCGGATGGCCTCGGCCGGCTTCGAGAATCTGAAGTTCATGGGTGCGGACGTCGTGTTCGACGGCGGCCAGGGCGGCGATGCTCCGGCCGCGCACATGTACTTCCTCAACACCAACTACCTGCACTGGCGCCCGCATTCGCAGCGCAATATGGTCCCGCTCAACCCGGACCGTCACGCTGTGAACCAGGACGCCGTGGTCAAGCTTGTTGGGTTCGCGGGAAACATGACCTGCAGTAACCGCGCCCTGCAGGGCGTCATCGTGGCCTGAGGAGGGATATGAGATGTCACACACTCACAAGCCGACCGACGGCACGATCCTGGGCCGTCCGCTGACGGATGTCACCACGGGCACGACGACCGACGGCGAGAACGCCGCATTCGCCCTGGGCACCAAGGTGCAGGCCACCAATGGCCAGACCTGGATGTACGTCCAGGCGGCCGAGGCGATCACGCAGTACGACTTCGTGGCTATCGACGAGAACTACCAGATGTCGCAGATCACCGCCACCGAGGCGGGCGACGGCTGGCATATTGGCGTCGCGCAGAACGCATTCGCCGATAATGATCTCGGCTGGGTCTGCATCGCTGGCTCGAACGCCAATGGTCGTCTCGCCGGCAGCACGGCAGCCGACGCGGCGCTCTACACCAGCCCGACGGCAGGCGCGCTTGATGACGTGTCCACCGTTGGCACGAAGATCGATGGCGTCGTGGCGGTGACCGGAAATACCACGACGGCCGTCGCCAACGTCGAGGTGCTTCTGACCTTCCCGAGGTCTAGTGCCTTCTGATGGACGACCCCATGCGGATCGAGGGACCGGGGGGCTGTGCGCCCCCCGGTTTCTGCCCAGTCCCCGTTTCGAATTTCCTCCGGTTCGACGAAACGCAGAAGCCGGAGATGCTGGCGTCTGTGGAGATCAACTGCAGGCGTGTCGTGCAGGGAGACAACCCGAACATATCGTTTCTCCGCATTGAGAAAGAGCTGCCGGGGGCGTTCGTCATCGTCGCCGGCGGTCCGTCCTTGCTGGGAACCATCGAGCGCATTCGCGCTCTCAATGCCGCCGGGAACCGCATCGTCGCCATGAACGACGCGGCGTCTTACTTGATCGAAAATGGAATAACGCCCTGGGGCTGTTGCATGTGGGAGACGGCCGCAGCTCTACATGGCGACGTTCTTGGTCGGCCGCCCGATATCACGTACCTGCTTGCGTCCAGGGCGCACCCCGATCATTACGCGCATCTCCGGGAGCGTCGCATCGTCATCTGGCACACGCTTGATGATATCGGCGAGCGCGAAATCATCGATCGGCATGACGACGCGCCAGTGATGATCGCGGGGGGCAGCGTGCATGCCCTGAGGTGCATCGAAATCGGCCGCGCGATGGGGTACCGCTCATTCCACCTGTTCGGCCTGGACGGGTGCTACGGCACCACGACGCACGCCTACAAGGACCAGAGGCAGACGGCGACCGAGTTGATCGCCCATGTGGGCGGTCGAGAGTTCCGGACGCATACCCTTTGGGCGCAGTCGGCCATTGATTTGGTCAATCAAGTTCGGGCCTACCGGCACCAGCACGAGGTGCATGGAACGCCGTTCAACATCTGTGTTCATGGTGATGGCCTGGTCCAGGCTTTCGCTCGGGATCACGGCCTTATCGTCGTTTAAGAAAGAGAGGAAAGACATGTCTGAGCAATTCGCGCATTTCACCTATGACGGCATTCCTGACCTGCCGGACATCCCGGCCGACCCGTTGCCGGCACAGCCGCCGCAGCAGTTCAATCAACCTCGCCGTGGAGGGGCGATGGACGCCTCGAACGGCATCCCGAAATTCGAGGTCGTTGCGAAGCGTCGCGCCGATGGTTCGTATCACAACGTCGAATACGTGACGGTCCTGACGCCCGGCGATCCGAAGGCGCAGCCGCGCCATAAAGTCACCGACGAAATCCGCAACAAGTACGCGCCGTACTATCGCATGTTCAGGCAGGGACTGGAGGCGAGCCCGGAGGGCACCCCGCTGGAATCCTGGCCAGTGATGACGCCGGCGCAGATTCGGGAGCTCAAGGCCAACAACATCTTCACCGTCGAGCAACTGCGCGACATGCCGGACAGCTCAAACCACCGCATCCCGATGGTGCGGACGCTGAAGAACCGGGCCACCCAGTGGCTGGAGACCAAGAAGAACGCCGATGCCGTCGATGCCCAGGCACGTGAGAACGAGACGCTTCGCAACGGCATGAGCATGCTGGAGAAGCAGATTGCCGACCTCCAAACCCGGCTCGATGCGACCGGCGGCGAGGAATCATCTGCCGCGGTTCTGGAGGCCCCGGCGTCTTCCGGCAACATCGACGAACAGTTGGACGCCGCCGTCGACAAGGCCACCTCGGAGACTCCGAAGCGCAAGCCGGGCCGGCCGAAGAAATCTGGCTGATCGCAGGAGTGACATCAAGTGACGCTGCTGACAATAACGCAGGACGCATGCCGGGAGCTTCGGCTGCCGGTGCCATCGACCGTAATCGACAACGCGGATAAGCAGATTGCCTCTCTTCTAGCGATGTCGAACCGGGGCGGCCGGACCTTGGCGCGTGACTACGATTGGACGGCGCTGCAGCGGCTTCACACCTTCACCACCGACGGCAGCGGGGAATATACGCTACCGTCCGACTATAGCCGCCTGATCCGCGAGACCGAATGGGACCGCAGCGATAACCGCCGCTTGTCCGGGCCATCTTCTCCTTCGGAATGGCAGGCGATCAAATCCGGCTCCGTTGCCGCAAGCGTCGTCAACGTTCGATACCGAATCTATCGGGCCTCGTCCGAGGTAGGGAGGTCGATCTATGTCGACCCGGCGGACAATTCTGGCGACACGCTGGCGTTCGAGTACGTCTCGAATGGCTGGTGCGCGTCCTCTGGCGGCGTGGTGCAGACGGCATGGGCGGCGGACACCGATGTTCCGGTGCTGGATTCCGACATCCTGACGCTCGACCTGATCAT